GAATCAAATTTAATAGATATTATAAATGAATATGAACCCAAATGGATTTGTGATAAAAAAAAACATGAAAATTTTAGAGATGAATTAGTTGCAAAAGTTTTTAATTTATGGTCAGAGTATGAATTAAAAGATAATAATTCAAATTCTATAGAATGTTTAATATGTTGGGATAAATTAACAAATGGTAATAATATGACTTTTGATTGTGGACATAAATTTCATTCTAATTGTATAATTAAAAGTTTATTATGTTTTTCGACAGATACATATATTGATAAAATAAATAATAAAGAAATTGAAAAATTTAAAATTGAATATTGTTGTCCCCAATGTAAAAGACCAATTGATTCAATTGATTTTGATAAAAAATAAATTTTATTTTTAGTTTATTTTTGTATTAAAAATTAAATTTACTAATATTTTTCTTTAATATAAATATATTAATATATTTATATCTATACATAAATGAATAAAAAAATAAATAAATTTGTTGTTTTACTTTATACTGTAATATTTATAAAAATATATACTATACTTAGTTCAAATATGAATTTAAGAAAAAAAGAAGCTATAAATAATGCTTTATTATTAAAAAAATTTGATGTTTCTTGGAAAATTCTTAAAAAAAGTAATAAAATTTTAAAAAAAACACCCATAATATTTATACTAATAATGTTTTTTTGGTATAATATATCACATTTATTAATTCCATTTATAATATTGTTTAATCATGTCAAACATGTATATAGTTTTATAATTATAAATATTATTTCATTTTTAATATATTTTATTTTTCCAGTAATTCCCCCAAGATTATTAAGTTTAGAAAAAGAAAGTCCAATAGAATTAATAAATTTAACAGATTATTGGTTTATTTTATTTAAAAAAATAAGTAAATATATTATTTCAAAAAAAAAATTTAAAAAAAAATTTAATAATGTTAATCAATATGCTGCTTTTCCGTCTGTACATACTGCATGGGCAATATGGGGTATATTATGTTCATTTAATTTAAATCCTATTATTTTTAAATTTTGTTTATTTCATGCAGTATTTACAATTTTTATTATTATTACTTTTTGTCATCATTATCCAATTGATATTTTATGTGGTGCTGTAATATCTTTTATTTGTTTTATATTTTTTAATTACATTTTTTAATTATAATGTGTTAAAAATATAAAATACAATTAGTGAATTTATCACTAAGTTCATATTTTTTTTACTAATATATTTATAATGGACAATAAAAATATAATAATAATACGACATTTTGAAACTAAAAAAGATAATCACGGAAATGAAAAAATATTATATGATAAATCATTAAAAAAATCCATAAAGTTTGTTAATTATATTGAAAAATATTTGGCAAACAATCCAAATATAAATAAAATAAAATTTTACGTTTCTGAACAGGAAAGAACAATTATTACAGCACTAATATTATCTAATCAAATTAAATCAAATATAATCCAAAATAAATTTGTTAAAATTGAAATTGATGAACCTATTATAACTAATTTTATTAATAGAGATCCTAAAGCAAAAAAACAAAAAATAATTTGTGATAAAATTAAAAATGATTTTAACTCAAAAATTAAAAATGACATATTATATATATTTGTATCACATTCAAGCGTAATTTTTAATTTATTTGAATGTTTTTGTAAATCATATTATTATAAATATAATGAAAAATATTCAAAAAAAATTCATTCATATAGTTTATCATTTATCAGTAAAAAAAATAATATGTTAGAATATGATTTTAATTTAAATTTAAAATAAATTTTTAATAAAAAAAATTATTTTATTAAAATAATTTAAAGATTTGTTTTTATATATAAAATATAATAGTATGTCTGGAGAACAATTCACATTTAAAGCTGAAATTAATGAACTTATGAATATGATTATTCATAATTTTTATTCAAACAAAGATATTTTTTTAAGAGAACTTATATCTAATGCTTCTGATGCAATCAATAAACTTAAACATTCAAGTTTACAAAATAAAGAATTACTTGGTGATTGTTATGATTTTTTAATAAGATTAAAAGTAGATAAAGAATCAAATCAATTAGTAATTGAAGATACTGGTATTGGTATGGATAGGGATGATTTAATTAATAATTTAGGTACAATTGCTAAATCAGGAACTAAAGAATTTATGAAAAAAATATCTGGATCTGATGATAAATCAAGTTCATCTAACTTAATTGGACAATTTGGTGTGGGATTTTATTCTGCATATCTAGTTGCAAATACTGTTAGAGTTATTACAAGAAAAGCTGGAACTAATGAAATATTTCAATGGGAATCAAGCGCAAATGGTTCATATACATTGGAACAATTAGATTCAACACAATCAGATATTGTAAGAGGTACTAGAATTTATTTAAATATTAATTCTGATTTGGTGGAATATCTTGAAACAAGTAAAATTACTGAAATTATTAAAAAACATTCAAGTTATATTACATATCCTATTTTATTACATACTCTAAAATCAAGAGAAGTTCCTGATGATTCTGATTTTGTTAATGAGGAAGTTCCATCTGAACAAACTGATTTAGAATCAAAACAAGTTGAACAATCTGAACAATCTGAACAATCAGAACAAATTGAATCCGAATCAAAACAAGAATTAAAAGTTGAAGATGTTAGTGATGAGGAAGATAATGAGAATACTGAGAATAAAACTGAACCAAAACAAAGAATGAAAACTATTCAAGAAGAATCATGGGATAAAATTAATTCTGAACCTATTTGGACTAAACCTTCTAATGAAATAACTTCAGAAGAATATGAATCATTTTATAAAAATTTATCAGGAGATTGGGATAAATATTCAATTTTCAAACACTTTAAAACTGAAGGAAATATTGAATTTTCATCAATCTTATTTATTCCCACAAGAGCACCACATGATTTATTTGAAAAGAAACAAAGAAATAATGTTAAACTTTACGTTAAAAAGGTTTTAATTACTGATGATTGTAAAGATTTATGTCCCGATTGGTTAAATTTTGTTTCTGGGATAGTTGATTCTTCTGATTTACCTTTAAATGCTTCAAGAGAATTATTACAACAATCCAAAATCATTAAACAAATTTCAAAACAACTTGTTAAGAAATCTATTGAAATGATTGAAGATTTAGCACAAGATGAATCCAAATATAAAACCTTTTATGAAAATTTCAATAAAAATATTAAATTAGGTATTCATGAAGAAGCATCCCAAAGAGAAAAATTGGTTGAATTTTTAAGATTTAATACTTCAAAAGGAGAAAATGTTAGTTTGGCACAATATAAAGAAAGAATGGGTGAGTCTCAACCTGGTATTTATTTTATTACTGGTGATTCAATTAGAAATTTAGAAAATTCACCTTTTGTTGATAAATTAAAGAAAAGAGATTGGGAAGTAATTTATATGGCAGACCCAATAGATGAATATATCGTACAACATTTATCAAAATATCACGATACTAAATTAATTAATATTTCAAAAGATGAATTAGAAATTCCGGAAGATAATGTTCAAGATGAAGATTCAAGATCAAAACCTGATCCTGAACAAACAACCAAATTATGTGAAAAAATTAAATCAATATTAGGAGATAAAGTTGACCAAGTTAAAGTATCATCCAAAATCGAATCACAACCTGCTATTATAACAAATCCAATGGGTATGTCTGCTAATATGGAAAGAATTCTTAAAGCACAAGCTCTTTCAAATTCCAACACAATGATGATGAGTATGTTTAGCAAAAGAACAATGGAAATTAATCCATCTCATCCAATTATGTTAAAATTATCAAATTATGTTGATGATTCAACACAATCAGAATCATTTGAAAAATTAGTTGATGTTATTTATGATAGTGCTTTATTATCAAGTGGTTATCAATTAGATGATATTAATGGTTATTTAAAGAAAGTTTATATGTATATGAATTAAAAGATTTATTTTATTTTTATATTATATAAATGTAAATTTACTGAAATAATTTTATTTTTTATATCATTTAAATTTTTAACTAAATCATCAACCACAATAATATCATTATATTTTTTCAATTCATTTGATATAATTTTATTTAATTCATCACCTTTATTTTCATTAAAATAAATATGTGAAAAATATAAATTAACTCTTTTAAGGTGACTTAATGTCAAGTCAAATAGACAATTATTTCTAGCAGTTAACAATATAATTTTACAATTGTTTTGTTCACATTTTTCTAAAAAAATATGTATAAAATCATCAACTAGTATTGGATTTGAATTAGATACAATACTTAACCATTTGGAATAAACTATTTCTTCCGTCAAATCATAATCGTTATTTTTTTCATATATTTGAGTAAATTCCCTATTCCACCACAGATTATCAATATTTTCAAATTTTATAAGAGTTTCATCAATATCTAATACAACTAAGCTATTTGGTATGATATTTATTTGTGAAAAATAATTTATTGTGTTGATAGTCATTTTATTATTAATAATAATTACAATATTTTTATTTTTATGTTTATTTATAATTTTCTTGTTATATAAATAATAATATAACTTTACATTTTAATTATTTTGTTTATTTACAAAAACTTATAAATACAATTATGGATAAAAAAATTTTAACATTTCAATGTATTCATCTGTATTAGTTAATTTCGTATTTAATTTAGATTGAACATAATCTAAATTAAGTATTTTATTTTTTTCAATCACAATTAAATTATTTAAGTCAGATATTAATTTATTTAAATTTTTAATATTATTGACATGTTCATTTAATTCGTCTGGTATTGGTTCATAATCAAAATTAAAATGTTTATATATATGAATTGGATTATAAGCATCTTCACTATAATCTGTCATTACCTCCAATGAACGATAATAATCTGCACCACTCGAATTTGAAATAATTTCAACTTTATCTGGACTTATTACTAAACCGGAATTAAATAAATATAATTTATTATATTTAGTATTTAATAATTCTTCATTAGTTGCTTTGGTAATTTGTTCAAAGTATGATTTTATTCTGGGATAATTAAAAATTTTTGAAATATCATAAACAATTAAATTAAATTCTAAATCATTATTTTTAATACAGTTATATAGTTTTTGATGTTTTATTAAAATATTATTATCACTTGAATTATCATTTTGACTTGAATTATCGTTTTGACTTGAATTATCGTTTTGACTTGAATTATCGTTTTGACTTGAATTATAGTTACCCATTTTTTTTTATTTAATACAAAATATTAATTATATAAAATTATCAATTTTTTTATAAATATATCATTTAATTTATATTGTTAAAAACTAAAAAAATTGATTATTCAAATATATACATATTTCCAATAAAAAAAATGTCAAATCCTGAAAATTATATTGTGGAGGCTAAACGTTTAGAAAAATCTAAAAGTATATTTGAATATATTTGGAAAGAAACATCAAATGAACGTTATGAAAAAATATCCGAATTATATGAAAAAGCAGGAAATATATATAAAATAAGTGATAAATCAAAGGCAATTAAATGTTTATCAAAATCTTATAATTATTTAATTTTGGTTTTGGATTCATTTGGTTCAAATGAATATAAAATAAAAAAAATATTATCAGATATAGCGGAGTTATATGTGAAAATTGATTATACTAAATCAATTGAATATTATGGTAAAATAATTAATCATTATACTGAAAAAGGTGATGTTGTAAATATAATAAAAATTTACGAAATAATTGGAAATATTTATTTTGATAATAATGAATTTAAAAAAGCAAATGAGATTTATTCCAAAACTATTGAGATAATTAATTCTAATGATAAATCTATTGATATTAAAAAAAATATTATTGATAAAATTGGAGAAATATATTATTCAGATGAATCCGTTGTTAATCATTTTGAATTGGCAAAATTATATTATAGCATTAGTGAAGATTATTTAAAAAAAAAGTTAGGATATTTAACGGCAACTATTTTTAATATGAAATTATATAATTTCATATTAAAACATATAATTATGTATTATTTTGTAGTATTTTGTATGATTTTGTATTATATTTATTACTATTTGGCTTTATTTTTTTTATTGCCTTTTTCTTTTACTATCTCTTCTTTTATATGAGTCTTGTATTTTCTTAAACCGTTTACTTTTGCTACATATACATTCATTATTGATAATATGTCTTTTGTTAATTCTTCTACTGGTGTTTCTTCTTCTTCTTTGTTTATCACTATTATTTTACCGTTTGAATATTTTGTTATTAACCATTCTATCATCTCATATCCAAATCTTGTTAATCTATCCTTGTATGCTATTACTAATTCATCTATCTCACCATTTATTGCTTTTTCCATTAATTCTTGTAATCCTTTTCTTTTGTAATTTATTCCTGAACCTATATCTTGGATTATTGTATGAGTTGGAAATTTTTCTTTCATATATTTTATTTGTCTTTCCAAATCTTCTTTTTGTTTATTTGATGATACTCTACAATAACATATCTTTATTCTTTCTTTATGTAATACATTTTTTTCCCTTAAATATTTATTTACATTATATAAAGTATTTTCTCCTACTTTTATTGTATCTATTTCTTTTCTATCTGCCATTTTATATAATGTTTGATAACATATTCCTAATGTTTTTAATGTCTCTGCTCTTTTTACAAATTCCATTTTGTATTATTCTGTATATATTTATATTAAATAATATAATTTTAAATTAAAATATATAGAATTAATTAATTTAATATAATTATAATTAAAATAATTTAAAAATTTATTATCTATATATAAATATTATATATGCAAATATGTGAATGGTTTAATTCATCCACTATACAAATACAAAACTTTATTTCTTCACCTAGTGAGTTTTATGATGTTAAAACACCAACTAAATATAAAGATGTTTTATCATCTATTAAAAAATCTGATAATAATTTTAATCTTAAATTATTTAATAAACCTTTTGTTAATGATGATGAAATATTGTATTCTCATAAGTATCAAATTTCATTTAATGGTAATCAACATAAAATATTAAAAGATTATTTTGAAGAATGTAAAAAAGTTTATGATTTGTGTGTGGATATTTGGAGTGATTATAAAGAATGTACTCATAATTGGCAAATCTTTAAAGATATCGTTTTTCAATTCCTTTATAGAAATTCCAATACTAAAATACTACATGTTGAACAAATTAAATTATTAATAATTAATGAACTTAAGAAGAAACAAAATGAATTTAATATTGAAAATGAAAAAAATAAAGATTTAATTACCAAATTAAAAAATGAGAAAAAAGAAATTTATAAAAAGGAAATAGAATTATATAAAGAAAAAGTGAAACAAAATAAAAGTTTAGTAATTAAAGAAGTTTTATCCAAACCTAAAATGCAAAAAATTAAGATTAATAAAATAAAGCAACCTTCTAAACCAATGGGACATAAAATAAAAAAACCGGCTCCTGATGAAATGATAAAATCAGAAATCAAGGAATTTTGTAAAAATTTATCAAATGCTAGAAATGAAGCATTTGAAAATGGTAAATACAATAAAGAAACAAAAAAGTTTGATTCAGATGCTTATGAAATGAAACATAAAAATATTTCTAATACTCAAACTATATCAATTACAAAAAGAGCATTATCTAATGAAGGTATTTATATAAGAGCATTAGGTAAAATAGATTGTGAAAATTGGAAAGAAATTGTAAAAAAATATTCTTTGGATAAAGAATGTAAATTACAATATGATATGATATTAAATAAATATTTTTTTATTGTTGTTTTTGAAGGTAAAGAAATAATTATTAATAATAGAAAAGAAGTAGTTGCTTTAGACCCTGGTGAAAAAATATTTAATTATTTTTATTCAAATGAATTAGAAGGCAAATTAGGTAATGAAATGAGAATTAAAATTATTAAATGGCAAAGACAAATTAAAAAGTATCAATCTATTATAGATAAAAAGAAGAATAAAAAAGGAAAAAAGATTAAAAATTTAAAGTCTTTAAAAAATAAGAAAAGAAAATTATATTTAAAAATACAAGGTTATGTGAATGAAGTACATAAAAAAAGTGCAAAATTTTTATGTGAAAATTTTTCCAATATTTTAATTCCGGAGTTTAAAACAAAACCAATGATATCAAAGTATCAAATCAAAACAGAAAATACAAGGATTAAACAAATTGGAAATAAATTAGAAGCAAGAAAAGAACTTAGAAAATTAAATAAAAAGATAAAACTAAGTTCAGAAGTTAAATTTGTGTTATCTATGCAATCTCATTACAAGTTTAAAAAGTATCTAAAAGCGACAGCGAAGAGATACAGAACAAATGTATATGATGTGGATGAATCATTTACTTCTCAATGTTGCACATTATGTGGTGTATTATCAAAAGATTATGATAATAGAACCAAAAAATGTAAATGTTGTGGACTAAAGATAGATAGAGATAT